AGACGTTCAAAAGGTGTTGAAAAACATCACCTGGCGTTCATGGGGAAGCCAAACCGAAAAAATAGGCATTGTGAAAAGGGGGCAGCGGTCACGCCAGCTATAAAGCGTGTGGATGGTCAACAAGTTTTGCTGGTTTTTAAGGTGAAAATCAGAAGCGCAATGCCAGAAAGGAGGATAAAGACATGGCAGAAACTATGGAAAGAAAGATGGATGTAATGTTGCCGCAGGAGGACCGGGCGGAAGCGGAAGAAGTAATGGAATTTATGGGCATCCTGGATGGTACAGAAAAGAAAGAGTTTCTGGCCTTCATGCGTGGTGCGAAGTTCACTAAAATGCTGGGACAGGCAACGGCATAGGAGGTGGAAAGATGAAGCAGGAAACTAAGTGGACTATACGGGTGTTTGGTGTCAGCTTCAATGCTGGCACCAGGCAGGAAAAGCCACTGGAAGAATTTACACCGCAGGAATTACAGCGGATAGCGGATAAAAGGAACAGGGAAGCATTGCAGGCAGCAGGCTACACGGCAGCGGAGCCGCAGAAGATAGCGGCAGCAATGTAGGGTAGCACTATGGGAAAAAAGACTGTATACACAATATACAAAATTTTTTATGGAAGGCCGGATGGAACAGAGTTTGTGGCGTACCTGGGGCGTACTAAACAGACAATCAACAGTAGATTGCGGGGGCACTTCTTCAAACTGCCTATGCACAAGCTGATAGACATTTTCAGCGTGACGCATATTGAAACGGCCATATGCCAGACGGAAGCAGATATGTTCTTGTATGAAATTTATTACATAAACAGGTTTAAGCCAGCATTGAACCGGGATGACAAGGCGGGGGATGAATTAACAATCAGTCTGCCGGAACTGGAATTTTCTTTGTATTCATGTGGGCTGCTGGACAAATGGAAAGGGGAGTTGATGCCACAAAAGGAGATAGAGAACGGGAAGGATTGGTGGATAGATTGAGCAATAGGAAAATTAAGGTTTTTTCACATGTTACAGCGGCGGTGATATGCTTTGTTTTCTTTCTGCTGGCGTTCTGGATATATCAAAAGGGGATTGATAGGGCAGCGGAGCGGGCAGCAGAAAGAGTGATGGAAGAAATGCGGCAGCAGGCGGCAGAGGGGCAGGAGGACAGCGGAAGCGTAACAATTTACAAGAATGATGGAACCGTGTGGGGATATTTCGGGGAAGTCACGGTGGTTTCGGACGGTTCAGACGGGAGCCAGCCACAAATTGAATTACATGGGGCCTGGCTGGTGGGAAGCACGGCAGAGGAATACCAGATGGAAGGGGGAGAATGAAAAGTGCATGTCTTTGAAAATACATATGGTTTGAAACGGTTTGGCATATGCGCTGAAAGTTGTGAGTGCAACAGATGTGGCAAGAAGTTGGTTTGCGACACGCCATAGCTGGGGTGATGGTTACCCGGTAGATAGCATAAAAGAGTTGTGCCCGAATTGCAAAAAGGAGTTTGATGCCTTCATGGCCGGGGCCAGATGGAATGTGATTGAATTGTATGAATTTCTTGCCAGGTTAAGACCGGGGGTGTATGTACGGGTGTTTTTTTGCGGTGAAGAAATCCTGGGCGGATGCGTGGATGAAATCACGGACTTAAAAGGTTACCAGCATCACAACATCATGTCAATTCAACAGAATTTAGCGAATACCACCATCATTGAAATTGATTAAGGAGGGCGGAAGAAATGGGATGGACAACGGAGTTTATACGGGTTCTAACGGATGCGGAACTGGAACGGATTAAAACGGGCGGCCTTAAAGCGGCAAAAAAGGTTATAGGACAGCCGTTGACTGATGGGATGAAAATATCTGGCCTGGGTGATACTCACCGGAGATTTGAAGGAGAACCTAAACTGGTTCAGAATGGGTTGTATAAAACCAGCAATGGCAAAGCAACCGTGTTTTATGCAGTGGCCGTTGTAGTTGATGCAGAACTGGCGTTCTGTTATTCAATCTATTAGCAGCAAAAAGCCTTTGCAAAGTGCGGGAACACTTGACAAAGGCTTTTAAACGTCAACATATTTGGGAAATTCATCATTTAAAGTGTACCATGTTGGCGGCAGAAAGTCAAGATAGTTGCCGGGTGTGATGCCCGGAAAACGGGCTTGTATGGGGTATTAACATTCTTACCAAACCAGTAAACAACATGGTACATGGATAGATAGAAGGATAGGGGGAAGCCCCTGGCCTTTGAATGGTATACCCTTGCAACAGGTACACGGGAAGGCAGGGTATATGTTCATACGGGAAAAGAAGGTTGACTGCCAGGATTATAGGGAAGTGGATGTGATACCCCGGACAGATAATGCGGAAAAGGCAGTGAAGGGGAAACGGGGGAAGCGGCAGAAGGTTACAGAGCCAAAGCAGAAAGACTTGAATGATAAGAACGCAAGGCGCTATCTGGTCCAACTGGGGAATGGTAATTTCCATATAGGTGATTTGCATGTGTCTGGAACTTATGATGATAGCCACTTGCCTGCAACCGTTGAGGAAGCGGAGCGGATAGCGGGGAACTATTTGCGCCGGATAGCGTACAGAAGGGAAAAACTGGGCCTGGAACCGCTGAAATATATCCTGGTAACGGAATACAAGTTTGCAGAAGACGGAAGCACATTAAAAAGAGTGCATCACCACATCATTATGAATGGCGGAATGGATAGGGATGATGTGGAACTGATGTGGACCGCAAAGCGGATAAACTGGAAGAAGGCAGCAGACCCGGAATATAGGGCCAAAATAAAACAGATGGGGTGGGTCAATGCGGACCGCCTGCAAATGAATGAAAACGGCATAGAAGGGCTGCTAAAGTACATAACGAAGGACCCGCAGGGAAAGAAACGGTATTCTTCTTCACGGAACTTGGAACGGCCACAGAAGGCGGCAGAGGACCACGGAAGGAAGGACAAAGCAGGACGGGAAATGAAATACACGTCAAGCCGGAACCTGGCCCGCCCGGTAGAGCATCCGCCAGCAGACAGCGTATATTCACGCAAGATGGTGGAACGCCTGGCAAAGTCACCGGATGGAGGAAAAGAGTTCTTTCAGAAGCGTTTTCCGAACTACAACATTGTGAGTATAGAACCAGTTTTCTACCAGGAAACAGGGTGGCATATTTACTTGAAGATGTGGCGAAAGAAGGAGGTGACCAGGAAGAATGACAGACGCAGAAAGAGAAAGGGAACTGGACCAGGCCCACGGTAATGCGTGGTCATTTCCTGGTGCTGCTGCCCCTTCTGGAACGTACATAGGCAGCAGGCGTGTGGGAAATACGACATTTTATTATTACAAGGATGGGTCACGGTACTGGTTTGAAGATGACTTTGACAGGGAAATGCGGCAAAAGCTGAATGAAAAGAAGCGCCGGGAGCGCCAGGAGCGGCAGCAGGCCGGATATAACGGGAGGAAAAGAAGATGGTAACTATTATTGCATCACTGCATGAAAAGTGGTGGGAGAAGATGAAGGCAGGGGAAAAGCTGCTGGAAATCAGAAAGACCAGGCCGAAGGAGCCGGGGCCGTTCCGGGTTCTGGTGTATATAACAGGAACGGGGTGCATATATGGGCAGTTTACTTGCCCTATTGTGTTGGATGTGAAGAACTATGAAGACATTGTGGAGAAAAGCAGGGTGCCGCTGGATAAATTGCATGAATACGGCGCAGGGAAGCCGCTGGCCGGGTGGGTGGTGCATGATGTTGTGGAATGCGTGACACCACACCCGCTGCCGCTTTACGGATTGACCAGGCCGCCCCAGTCATGGAGGTATTACAAGGGGGATGAAGTGCCGGACCTAATGACAATCAATAACCTGGCTAGGATGTGCGGATATTTTTACAATGCGGAGTTTGACCAGAAAGCGCCGTGCGTTCCGAACAATGGGTATAATTGCAGGCATCCGGGGCAGCAGGAAGAATATGAAGGCGTGGGCTGCTGCTATCAGTGGTCATGTCCTCTGCAAAATATCTGCCCGGCAGATGAAGAAGATTGCGAAAAGTACGGGGTTGACTTTGAAGAAAGTGAATTTGTGCTGGTGTACGGGGGTGAAGAAGATGGCACGGACAAAGATTGATGTACCAGTGGAAAAGCAATGCGGGTATACGTCTGTAATCGTATCTTACAGTACGGGAATTGACAGTACAGGGGCATTATACTGGGCAACACAGAACTTTGCACCAGAAAAGATATTCCTTCTGTATTGCGACACTGGGGCAGAATACAGCGTGAATGATGCAATTTTCTTCCGCACTGCAAAAATACTGGGGCTGAA